ACGAGCTCAAGAAAAAGTACAATGTCGGGGCGGCGGTTTTTGCGGGCTTGTGTGCTGCAAACAACTGGAAACCCGGCAGACAGATCGCCGACAGCGACTTCAAGGGGGCGCTTGACGCCTTCCTCGCTGCTCCGGCAGATGGAAAGGGGGATAAAAGACAATGCTGAGAGATGTAGTTCATAACGTCAGTGACGGCTTGCTCGGCTTCGCAACGAAGACGGGAGACGGGCGCAGCGTCAAGATCGGCGTTTCCCCGGTAGTATCCGATGCGCCTATTGTCATAACCGGCGACATGGACGCAGCTAAAATTAAGAGTCGCCTCGGGCTCTCCCCTCTGGCTGATGCAGCTATGGACTCTGTACAGGGCGGCGCAGGGCGAACCTACTGTTTCCCGGTTGCCGCAACTACGGCGGGCAACATCGGGGAAGTGAAGAAGACAGGGGATGGCGGGGGCACTCTGACAACGGACGGGAGCCCGACAAACGCCTTTTCTATCATCGTGAAGATCACGGCACAGGGCGGGCTCAATACGGCGGCTTTTACCATCTCTATTGACGGAGGCAAGACCTTCGCAGAGGAGACCACTGTACCCCTCAACGGCTCGCATGAGATCGCAGGGACAGGCGTGAAGGTGAAGTTCGCAGAGGCGACGGAGGAGTCGCAGAAGCCGAGCTCTTTCCTCGTCAATGATACCTACACCTTCGAGACAACTGCTCCCTCTATGACGGTCGGAGACATCTCGGCAGCGATCGACAAGCTCAAGACCTTCAACGAGGAGTATGAGTTCTGTCATATCGTGGGCTCGACCGGGCTCGCCGTCTGGCAGATGGTAAGCACCACACAGGTAGAGCTTGCGAAGACCTACCACAAGCCGATGTTTTTCCTTCTTGAAGCAGCCTACCCGGACGCCGCAGCCGTCCGAGGTTCCGGCATCGGCGAAAGCAAGCCGGGGGATCTCACCGACTGGGCGCTGCAAATGGAAGCAGACCGCAAGAAGATCAAGAACACGGACATCCAAGTTTGCGCAGCGTGGGGGCGTCTGGTGAAGCTGGACGGCACAACGCAGATCGTAAATCTTGCGGGACTCTGCTCCGGTATGTATGCAAAAGCAAAGGTGCATGAGTCCATCGGCAAGACCAGAACGGAGGCGGGCTTCGGCGTTCCGAGAACGCAGCTCCTCGACTTGCTCCCCGAGGGGGTGGACAATTCGATCATTGAGCTGCTCGACCTTGCGGGCTATCTGACATTCCGAGAGTACGACGGCCTCGATGACTTCTACGTCTATCACACTAAAATGATGTGCCCGGACGGGAGTGATTACCGCTACGCTGAGGATGTGCGTGTTAAAAACAAAATCATCCGAGAGACCCGCAAAGAGGGGCTCTTGATTTTGAACGACGACATCGACCTCGAGGATGTGCAGGGCGAGCTTGAGACTCGTGCAAAGTTTATGTTCACTCCCCTCCAGCGTATGATCGACGAAAAAGAGATCAGCTCGGCGGTTATTACCGTGCCGGAGGGACAGGCGGCGACCATCATCGAGGACGAGACAATGAGAGTCAAGATCCGCTACCTCTCCCGTGGCTACATCCGGGAGGTTGAGGTGGATCTGGGGCGCAGCCGTCCGAACAACGAGTAGGAAGGAGGTAAAAAACTATGAGTTTGAAAGTAAACGGCAAGGCTTACGACTGGGGCGATGTTGATGTCAAGCTCCCCGGTCTCGTGCTGGAAGTGCAAGAAATCAGCTACGACGACGAGCTTGAGCAAGAAGAAGTTTACGGAAAGGGCAATAAGCCCAGAGGCTACGGCACGGGCAACTATAAGGCGTCCGGCAAGATCAGCCTTCTCCGTGACGATTACGACCAACTCCTCGCATGGTGCAAGGCGAAGGGCGTCCCGTTCTTCAAACTGGACATTCCTTCTATTGTGGTCTCCTACGCCAACGAAGGAGACCGCACACGCATCGACGAACTCAAGAAGGTCAAGTTCTCTAAGCGCAGCACAAAGGCGGCGCAGGGAGACAAGAAGCTGACAGTGGATCTTGACCTTGCCATTTATGGCGGCGTCATCAACGACGGGCTTGAGCCTGTATAAAAGCGTTATCTCAAAATAATTGATAGGAGGATTTTGACATGGAAGATATTAAGAAAACGAACGGGGCAATCAGTGATGCCTACGGCAACGGTGGAGCGGTTGAAGCTACGCTTTCTACTGAGGCTCAGAAAAAGAAACGGGCCGAGGAACTCAAGGCAAAGTATGGGATGATTTACAGCGTGGCTATGAGCGTCCCTGTGGATGACACGCAGGAGATCGAGCTCTCCTATTACTTCAAGCGCCCGAGCGTTCCCAGTTATGACCGTTACATCAAGGACGCCGCAAAGAGCGGCATCACGAAGGCGAGCAAAGTGTTTATGCTGGACTGCGTTGTCGAGGAAGACCGTGAGTGTCTGATCGTTGACATGGAAGAGAACCCCGGCGTTGCTATCACGATCGGCAACAAGCTCACCGAGATCATGGGCCTTACTGGAACGGCAAATTTGAAGAAGCTCTAAAAGAGCGGGTCGTGGGGATGCGTGAAAGTTTTGTAGAAGCTGGCCTTCTCGAAATATACCGATACGTTCCCCCACCTCTTTTAGAGCGGTTTGACCCCGAGGCTATTGATCTTGACGAGTTCCTTGAGTATCTGGCGAAGGCGAGATATATACAGGAACTCGAGCAGGGGATTGTCGCCCGGGCAGTTTCGGAGGTTTTCTCTGAATAGCCCGGGCGCTATTTATAGACACGGCTCTCCTCCAAGAAAAAGGAGGTGAACAAGTTGAGTTTAGAGTCAGTATTCAAACTGTCTCTTGTTATGAACATGATCGACAATATAACCGGGCCTATGTCGGGCATCTCGTCCAATGTGTCGGGCAGTATGTCGAAACTCCAAAGCGCAAATCAAGCCTTTGGTAGCATGGTAAAAACGGGGGCGGTTATGCAGGAAATGGGCTCCCAGATCACGGGGGCTGTGCTCGCCCCGGTGGAGGCTACTTTTGAGACGAGGCGTGCAATCGGCGAGCTGGCCTCTCTGGGCGTCAAAGATCTCGGAGCGGTCGAGGAGGCCGCAAAGAGCTTCTCCGACCAATGGGCCGGGACGACAAAAGCGGACTTTATTTCCGCAGCCTACGACATTAAGAGCGGTATCTCCTCCCTCTCCGATGAGGGAGTCGCAGAGTTCACAAGCCTTGCGGCGCTCACAGCAAAAGCCACAAAGTCCACGGCGGCGGAGATGACATCTCTCTTTGCTACGGGCTACGGCATTTACAAGGACTACTACAGCGATCTCTCGGATATGGAGTTCGGGGCGATGTTCTCGGCGGGAATATCCGAAAGCGTTCGAGCCTTTAAGACTTCTGGTTCCGGCATGGCTCAGAGCATCCAAACCCTCGGCGCTTCGGCGACGACGGCGAATGTACCGCTCGAGGAGCAGCTCTCTATACTGGGTATGCTGCAAGCGACGATGGGCGGAGCTGAGGCGGGCACGAAATACAAAGCCTTCCTCCGTTCGGCTGTAAGAGGCGGCGAGGAGCTGGGACTCACCTTCACCGATGCAAACAATCAACTCCTAAGTATGCCCGAGATACTGGGCATATTGAAGGGTAAGTTCGGCGAGACGATGGATGCCGCTGAAAAGATGGAGCTTCAAAAGGCATTTGGAGATACGGAGGCGGTCGCTCTGATTGACCTCATGTATAACAAGGTCGGAGATCTACAGGACAACATCGTCGGGATGTATGACGCCCTCGGCTCCGGCTCCGGCGTCGCTCATAAAATGGCATCGGCAATCAACGAAACGGAGCCCGAGAAGTACCAGCGAATACAACAGCAAATACACAACATCAAGGAAAGTATCGGCAACTCGCTCCTACCGACAGTCAATGAACTTATGGGGAAAGGGAGCGAGGGTCTGGCAAAGGTTGGCTCGTGGATTGAGAAAAATCAAGAGCTTGTTCGGATCATCATGCTTGTCGTGCTTGCCGTGGGTGGCTTCCTCGCTATAGCTGGCACGGTGATCGCCGTTGTCGGCGGCGTGGGACTGATTATCACAAAGACGATAGCGGGCTTCAAAATGTTCAAGGCTGGTTTCCTTTTAGCGAAAGGGGCGTTGATGCCGCTCATAGGCTCGGTGTGGAGTTTCACGGCGGCACTGCTTGCGAACCCTGTGACATGGATTGTTATAGGCATTGTGGCACTCATTGCGGCGATCGTGCTGCTCTACAATAAGTGCGAGTGGTTTAGAAATGCCGTTGACGCCATATTCTCCTTCTTCAAAGAGGGACTCGGCACTATATTAGGGGCGGTTCAAGCGGTTTTTAACGGCATCGGAAACGTCGTCTCAGGCATCATGGGGGCGGCAAAGGCCACCGTTGACGAGAAATTGAGCAACATGAAAACCGCCTACGAGGAACACGGCGGCGGCATCCGAGGCGTAGCAGCGGCGGCGCTGGAAGGTGTGAAGGGCATCTATACGGCGGGCTTCACGTTTATTGATAATCTGACCGGAGGCAAGCTCACAGCGGTCAAAGAGAAGTTCTTGAGCATTATGACCAGCATAGGGCAGGGCGTGGCTCAGAAGTTCACGGCGGTACAAACAGCTTTTTCAAACGGTATCGAGACGATCAAGTCAAAGGTGTCGGGGGCTGTATCGTGGTTCTTTACCTCTGGTCAAAGGGTTGTGACGACTTTTGCAAACGGTATAAAATCGGCGTTCGGTAATGCGGTTAACGCAGTCAAGGGAGGCTTACAGAAGATCCGCAATATGCTCCCCTTCTCGGACGCCAAGACAGGCCCTCTCTCTACGCTGACCTTGTCGGGACAGCGCACAATGACCACCTACGCCCACGGCCTCACATTATCACAGGACGCCCCGGCGAAAGCGGTTAAAGCGGGGCTTGAGAAGACGAAAGCCACCATTGAGCGGGAACCTGTTAAGAAGGTCAAGCTCGGCGGCGGCTCCCAAGAGTCGGAAGAGGGCGAGAACGGCGGCTCCGGTGGCGGGAAGAACGTCATCATCGAGAGGCTGCTCATGCAGGTCGATCTCAAAAAGATTAAGGACTTGCAGCTCCTCCTCAAGCTGCTTAAGGAGGTCGAGGACTATACCGAGGCGAACGGCGGCGACGCCGATGCAGAACCGGAACCTGTATAGAAAGGAGGACGGCCATGATTTTTGTAGAAGACCGACTTGTCAAGGTGGGAGGAGTCGTCCTCCCCGGCCTCTTAAAAAGTATCGAGGTAACGGAAACGGCAAAGGTTGACGAGCAGGAAGTGGAAGGCAGCGCAGTCAAACCCAAACAGGCTACGGGCTACGAGGACGCAAGGGTCAACATTGAGCTCATACTCGATGATACCACGGCGGCAACGAAGTACCAGCGCCTCGAGGCGATACGCACCGCCTTCCGAAAACCGGGGCAGAAAGTCCCGCAGCCTATCCCGATCGTGTGCGAAGACACAGCGGCGCACGGTATAGAGAAGGTTATATTTAAGAATATGCGCCACAAACGAGAGAACAAAAAAGACCAGCTCTCCGTGACGCTTGAGTTTTGGGAGTTTATCCCCCAGACAATCAAAACGAAAAAAGGCGGGGGCGGATCGAAGTCCTCCTCCGCCTCCAATAAACAGGCGAGTAAACAGGCGAGTAAACAGGCAAGCGAGGAACTATCGGCAGACTATAAGAACTATCTGAGCAAGGGTCGGGGCAAGAGTCCCGCCGTGGACGATGCTTCGACGTCGGAAGCTATGAACCGAGTCCAGCAGATGCCGTATTAAGGGAGGGGCGACATGGAGACACAAGAACTATTTTATCCGCAGATAGCGGCACAGGCTGGCCCCTACACCTTCGAGGAGGGCGTGGAGATAGAACTCTATTCCTCGCAAGACTCCTATTTTGACTGGGCGAAGATACGCTTCACAGAAGAGTATCAGCCGGAGATCAGCGTGGAGCGCAAGGCTCCGGCCTTTATTCGACTCGGCTATGATGGAAACCTTGAGGATGTCTTCGAGGGCTATGTTGCTAAAGGGTATGACTCCGGCGGCTTTGCCAACGAGATAAACCTCAAGGACGAGATGCTTCTGCTTGAGGAGACGGAGATCAACAACACCTTTCTCAACACCACGCCGCAGGAAATGATCTCGTATTTTCTGGGACAAGCTGGCGTCACGAAATCGAAGCTCTCCCCGGAGATCTTCCCAGAGAGGCGGCAAGTCCCCATTAAAAAAATGAGCGTCATCCAAGCGATCAACGCCGTTCATGCGGCGTGGGGCATCAAGAAGAAGTTTTTCTTTTCGGGCGGCGTCTTCTATTGGGGAGAAAAGCCGGAGCAGAAGAAAGTGACAGTCTTCGAGTATGGTGTGAATGTTCTCACCTTGACCCGCTCGGGCGGCGTCTGGGAGCTCGAGACGGTGTCCGTGCCGTGGGTAAAGCACTCCCACAAAATAAGCATAGAACATCCAAAAATCAGCGGAGAATTTGAGGTCAAGAAGGTCATCACAAAGACCGATGACTCGGGCTTTATCCGCACAAGCATCTATTTCTAACCCAGAAAGGAGGGGGCTCGTGCTTGAAGAAATGGTAAAAAGCATTATAAACAAAACGCTTGAGACAGACTTTCCCCATTTAGTGCTCCCCGCCGTCGTTTACGCCACCGTAACCGCAGCGAAGAAACTGCCCGA